CTCCACAGCATATGATTGGTTAATCTCCTCTGCTGCTGCTGGAGTAGGATCAACCGACACTTATATCTACTTCTCTCGTGGAGATGGGGGAGGTGGAACTATGCTTCCGTCAGTATCACAAATAAGAGCATCTGAGTGGACACTTCAATCTTTTGTCAATACCCAAGCTGGTCCCACTATTCATACTGGCGTACAAGATGATGATATCTGGAAATCTACCAAGTCAATGAGACCTGGTATGAAGATGAAGACAACACTGAGTGGTGATGTTAAACTTCATCACTGGGGTGTAGGATATGGTGGTACAACTGGTCTAGGTAATGGACCTGTAAATCCATATGGTAATGCAACTGGTTCCTGGAGATCTTCAAATGCTCAGGAGATTAGGGCAGAACAAAATTCTACTATTAACAATAACTATACTGCTGCTGTTGATACAAGCACAAATCTTACCTTAGATTTAGAAGGAAGAAATATTTCTTGGAGATATAATTCAGACAATAGTTGGGACCTATTTGATGAGGATACTGACGAGGTAATCATCACTGGTGATACCAATCTTGATGGTGGTGATATGTATCCATATCTCTTTGGTGCATCAACCATCAACAACTACACAACAGAAGTTCCACAATGGGAATGGGAGTGGAATGAGGCAACTTGGTTCATGGAGTATCGTGATTGGTCTTCTGGTCATAACTTTGATACTGCTCTAAGTAAGAGAAACAACACTATGCCTTTGAAGACAGCAGCAGAGGTGCTTGATGTTTCTTCTGGTCATAAAACTTTGAACCAATCATATCATAGAGTTACTTGGGGAGAAAAGTTGAGACCTGGACAAGAATTTATCTGGACTCAATTGAGTGTTAATAATAATGGTTCAACCAAACACAATATGATTATTGGTGTTCTAAATTCTGACTTTGATGGATTTAGTGTTGGATTCCGTTTCCGTAGAACTGGTGAATTTAAACCACAGGCAGATCAAGATGGTGGAGTCACTGTTCAGGCAGGTATTACAACAACCACTGCAGGACAAAGTTGCCGTCTGAAGTATGATTATGGTGATAATAAACTGAAACTAGAAGTAGTCAGAGCAGGTGTAAGGGAGACACTGGCAGTATCTAATTCTGCACTGGATGGTAATCCTGTCTTTATCTCTATGGGAGGTGACTCAACCAGAATTCCTACATCCACCACAGGTGTTGAAGTATATGGATGGGAGATTGCTCATGAACCATCTAATTATTACAACCCCTGGAAGAACTGGAGAATTGGTGGTTTCCCTGAAAATGTAACTGGTATTGGTCCTGGTATTCACACTAATGGCAATGTACTAGCATGGGCAGCAGACCAAGCATGGAGACACAAAGATGGTATTCCTGCTGGATATAAGATGCACTGGATACTACCTTCCTCACACCCCAATGCTCAAATTGGTCAGTGGAGTTCATCTAATGCATCTTCTGGTTTAACAAATATTGAGAACAATAATTCTTATTGGGATTGGAGTTTTCAGAGTAACACCAGTGAAGAAATTGATGCCTTGAAAGGATTTACTTTTAACACCAGTAACTCTAACTACTCTGCAACTAAGTGGAGTGATCCAAATGCTGGTAGTACTAAATTCTCTATTAGATATCATTCAAATAACACTATTGACCTCTTTGATGAATCAAATAGTGAAATTATTGCTACCAAAGATGTTAATGGTGATGGTAATCCAATCTATATAACTTGGGCAGGTGGTGGTGCCACTACCACACAATCAGCAATTCAAGATGACTTCTTTGGTGGTGGAGATGTGGGTATTGCACTTACAACCACTGCAGTTTAATCTAAATACTAAGAAAGACTCTCATGAGCAGAACAAGGAATACTGCTGATTTAGTATCTCTAAATGCCCTCAATTCTAATGGCGGTAATATTGGTATTGGCACGACTGCCAGGAGCACTGAGACTCTTTTTGTAGAAGGTGATTCTAGGATAACTGGTATCCTGACAGTTGGTTCTGCCTCTGTAACTATTGATGGAGATAGTAATACTGTCAATGTTGGTCTTGTTACCATTACCAACTCTGAAGTTGTTCTTGGAAATAATGTAACAATCAATGCTAGTGCAACAGGCATTAACTCAGCACCTAATGTTTTCTATGTTGCTAAAGATGGAAATGATACTAATAATGGAACATCAATTGATAATGCTAAATTAACTATTGCATCTGCTGTAGGGGTAGCACAATCAGGTTCAGTAATTAAGGTATTGTCAGGAAATTATGTAGAAAGCAATCCTATTGTAGTCCCTGCTTTTGTTGCAGTTGTAGGAGATGATTTAAGAAGTTGTAAAGTATTGCCTAGTAATGCAACACAGGATCTGTTTCATGTCAACAAAGGTTGTAAACTAGCAAATATGACCTTCTCTGGTCATACTGCTCCTGCTGCTGCTGTTGCATTCCCATCTGCTGGTGCAACTAATGTTGGTGGTGGTAAATGGAAAGGTCCTTACATTCAAAATTGCACTAGTGATACAACAACTGGAACTGGAATTAGAGTTGATGGAGATAAGGCAGTAAAGACCAAATCAATGAATGTTGATGCCTTTACACAATATAATCAGGGAGGTGTAGGAGTTGCAGTTACTAATGAAGGATATGCACAGTTAGTTTCTGTATTCACAATCTGCTGTAATGAAGCAATTACTGTTCACAAAGGTGGTCAAGCAGATATTGCAAATAGTAATTGTAGTTTTGGAACACTTGGATTGGTTGCAGATGGCGTAAGCAATGAACAATTTACTGGTGTTGTTACATCTACTGCTGCAGTTAGTCAAGATAATATAGTTGTAAATGTTGGTGCAATTACAACTAGACCTTATGATGGACAAGTTGTTTATTTTGATCAATTGTTTAAATCTGTAGAATCCATCACAATCACTGGAGGAGGTAGTGGATATACATCTACACCCTCAGTCACTATTTCATCCCCTACAGGTCCAAATGGAGAGGTAGCAACTGCCTTTGCAACACTAGAGGGTGGTATAGTTACAGAAATTGATATAATAAGCAGTGGAAGTCAATATACTGGAAATGCAACAGTCACTATTTCTGCCCCTGATTCTGGCACAACTGCCACTGCTACAGCAGTAATGGCAGATACTTACTACACAATAAATAGTGCTACACCCATAGTGTCTGGAATTACTACATTAACACTTGCTGAAAATTTACTTAATACAGTTGGGGTTGCATCAACTGCATACTTCTTCCAACAAAGTAAAATCATTGCTAGTTCTCATACTTTTGAATACATTGGTGCTGGAAATAATATAACATCTGCCACTCCAAAGAGAGGTGGAGTTACAATTCAAGCAAATGAAGTTAAGAGTCAAAATGGTGGAAGAGTAATTTATACAAGCACAGATCAAGCAGGTAATTTCCGTATAGGTGATGACCTTCAGATAAATCAGTCAACAGGAACAATCAGTGGAAGAGCATTCTCCAAGAGTTTGTTCTCAGAAATGACCCCCTTTATTCTAGCACTTAGTTAAATGGCACAGTTAGCACTCAATAGATTTAAGACTGAAACACTTCAGTTAACAACAGTAGATCAGACATTATATACAGCACCCACTGGTTATACAGGCATTGTGCTTTATGCTCATGTGACTAACTATGGTTCTTCACAGACCACAGTTACAATGTCTCATATTAGAAGTTCTACTACAACAGAGATTATCAAAGAAGCAGCTGTCCCTGTAAATGATGCTTATATTCCTCTTGATGGTAAATTAGTTTTACAAACTAATGACTCTATCAAAATCAAAGCTGGTGCTAACACCACTCTTAAAATTCTTCTATCAGTGTTGGAGACTGCAAACTGATGCCTAGACTAATAAGTGCAATTAATTCTGGCAGTGGTGCTGTTGGTATTGCTAGTGATGGTGTTGATTTAGGAAATATGAAAAAAATAGATTATGAAAGCAATAGAATTGAGTTTGATAACACATCTGGTGTTGCTACTGTGATGTCTAACCCCCTTACAATCATTGGTCTATAAATACTAAGAGACCTTATTTTATATCAATGAAAAAGAAGTGTCCAGACGGAAAATATTATTGCTATACTGATAAAGTATGCAAAGACATTCCAAAGGGGTTCAAGATGGTTGGACCTATGGGGATGCTTCGTAAAGAGAATGGTCATTCTGTTGATGATGATTCTGAAACCACTAAAAAGAATGGTAAGAAGAATGGTAGTGTTTCTAATGGTAATGGTAATGGCAATGGTGGTAATGGCAATGGGAGTGGCAATGGCGGATCCTCAGTAAGTGAGGATTTAAGAAAGTGGTTTGGTTCTGGTCCTGAAGGTGGCAAAGGTGGTGGTGGATGGGATCGCTACAACACCAAAGGTGAGAGGATTGGTAAATGTGCTAGAGGTGAAGGTGAAGGCAAACCCAAATGCCTTTCAAATGAAAAAGCAGCAAAAATGTCTAAAGCAGAAAGAGCTGCTGCTGTAAGAAGAAAAAGAAAAGCAGATCCAGTGGCAGACAGGTCAGGCAAAGGAGGAAAACCTATCATGACATCAAACAAAATTAAAGAAAGTTCTTCACCAATGGTGAGACAAATTCTTGAAAAAATTGAGTGTGAAAAAGAGTGGATTCTTGTAGAGAAGAATGTTCCAACTAATCCTTCACTCTGGTCTAAGTTTAAGTCACAAGCAAAAGCAAAGTTTGATGTCTATCCCTCTGCATATGCCAATGGTTGGGCTGCTAAGAAGTATAAGGCAGCAGGTGGTAGTTGGAAAAAAGCAACTAGTGAAGGGGTAGAATATCTGGATGAGAAAAAAGGATGTGCTCATAACCATAAAGGAGAAGAGTGTCCTGTTCATGGTGTAAAGGAGTGTCCTGATTCAAAAAAGATTGAGGAGGCAGTGAGAGTACCTGCCAAAACTGGTAATCTCTACCAGGTAATGTTTACCTTTAAAGGTAAATTGATGTTGATGAAAGTTTTCTTCCCTGAGGTTTCACCACCCACTAGAACAGAAGTTCAGGCAGCACTTGATAAAGTATATCCTGGATGTCATCTGAAGAGATTTGATAAGACTGATTATCAACCTGGAGAACTGATGATTAATGTTGGTGAAGAGGTTGAGCAACTTGAGGAGATGCCTTATCAAGTAATGGGATCACCTGATGGAAAGAAGGAAAAGAAGATTGGTAAACCAGTAAAGAGTAGAAAGTATGCTGATGCAAGAGCAGCAGAACTCTCTGACACTCATAAGAAAACTGGCGGAAAGTATAGTTCACAATATGTAGAAGGAGTTCATAGTGAAGATGAAACTGTAGATGAGGCAGCAGCATGGACAAAAAAGTCTGGTAAAAATCAATCTGGAGGATTGAATGAAAAAGGTAGGAAGTCGTATGAACGTGAAAACCCAGGAAGCGATCTTAAAGCACCTTCAAAAAAAGTTGGGAACCCTCGTAGAAAGAGCTTTTGTGCGAGAATGAAAGGGATGAAGTCAAAGTTGACTTCTGCTAAAACTGCAAATGATCCTAATAGTAGGATAAATAAATCCCTTAGAGCTTGGAATTGCTGATTAATTTATGAGTGAAATTTATCTTGGTAATCCTAATCTAAAAAAAGTAAATACTCAAATTGAATTTAGTCAAGACAATATTGAAGAGTATTTGAAGTGTAAAGATAACCCTGTCTACTTTGCCCAAAACTATGTAAAGATTGTGACTCTTGACCATGGTTTACAACCATTCAAGACATATGACTTTCAAGAAAGACTCATCAACAATTTTTACCAGAATAGGTTTAACATCTGCAAAATGCCAAGACAGACTGGCAAAAGCACGACTGTTATTTCTTTTCTGCTTCACCATGTCGTCTTTAATGACAGTGTTAATATTGGCATCCTCGCTAACAAAGCGTCAACTGCTAGGGAACTTTTAAGTAGATTACAAGTTGCATATGAGAACTTGCCTAAATGGATGCAGCAGGGTATCCTATCATGGAACAAAGGTTCACTGGAGTTAGAAAATGGCAGTAAGATACTGGCAGCTTCTACATCTGCGAGTGCTGTCAGAGGCATGTCGTTCAATATCCTCTTCTTGGATGAATTCGCGTTCGTTCCAAATCACATCGCTGATGCCTTCTTTGCATCTGTTTATCCTACTATTACTTCTGGTAAAAGCACAAAGGTCATAATTGTCTCCACTCCTCATGGAATGAACCACTTCTATAGAATGTGGCATGATGCTGAGAATGGAAGTAATGATTATATTCCAACAGATGTTCACTGGTCTGAAGTTCCTGGCAGAGATGAGAAGTGGAAGAAACAGACCATCAAGAATACATCTGAACAGCAATTTAAGATTGAGTTTGAGTGTGAATTCTTAGGTTCAGTTGATACATTGATTGCTCCTAGTAAACTTAAAACACTAATCTATGATAATCCCATTCAAAGGAATGCTGGTTTAGATGTATATGAACCACCTAAGAAGAGACATGATTATGTAATGACTGTTGACGTAGCAAGAGGAGTTGGTAATGATTACTCTGCATTTGTTGTAACAGATATTACAGAGTTTCCACATAGAATTGTGGCAAAATATAGAAACAACACAATCAAACCAATGTTGTTTCCAAATATTATATGGGAAGTTGCAAGGAAATATAATGAAGCATTTATATTATGTGAAGTTAATGATATTGGAGACCAGGTTGCATCAATCTTACAATATGACTTAGAGTATCAGAATCTTCTTATGTGCTCTATGAGAGGCAGAGCAGGTCAGATTGTTGGTCAGGGTTTTTCTGGTTCAAAAACACAACTTGGAATAAAAATGTCCAAGACAGTCAAGAAAGTAGGGTCTTTGAATCTTAAAACTCTTATTGAAGAGGATAAATTATTCTTCAATGACTATGAGATTATTTCTGAACTTACAACCTTTGTTTCTAAACACAATTCATTTGAAGCAGAGGAAGGATGCAATGATGACCTTGCTATGTGTCTGGTAATCTATGCTTGGTTGGTAGCACAAGATTACTTTAAGGAATTAACTGACCAGGATGTAAGAAAGAGAATATATCAGGAACAGAAAAATCAGATAGAACAAGACATGGCACCATTTGGTTTTATCAATGATGGTCTAGATGATTCAACATTTGTAGATGATGATGGTGACAGATGGTTTGTTGATGAGTATGGAGACAAGGGTGGTGGAATGGATTATATGTGGAACTATAGGTAGCAGAAAAATAATGAATTTTGATGAGCAGTTTAAATTAGGTCATTTACTTTTAGATGAAAGAAAATGTAGATCTTGTGGTATAAGAAAAAATCTTGTAGATTCATTTTACAGAACAAGAAAGGATAGAGGACCTACTGCATCATCTTTTTCTTATGAATGTAAAGAATGTACCATCAAAAGAATTGTAGATAGTAGAAAAAAGAAGACACCATTTTGTGACTGGCAATACCCAGATTGGTAGTT